ATTTGATGACCATGACGACTAAGAAAGAAAAAGTAAGAGCACAAGTAAAGAGTAGGTTCTACTACATGTTCTGGGGCACTGCTACTATTGCAGTTGTTGCAGGACAAATTTATGTTGGAACTGGTTTCCGACGTATGGCAGAATCTGTTCAAAGAGTTTTAGATGCTCCACTTATGATTGAAATCCCTGATTTGATTCCACCTGAGTTTTTTAACCCTAAGTATCCAGTAGGTCCAGGGTACGGTGGCGGTTTTGACCCAAAAGCAATTCCTATGATTATTCAGTGATGCCTGTAGCAACATCATTAAAAACTCCCCTTCGTTATCCTGGTGGAAAGTCTCGTGCTGTTAAGAAGATGGCACCTTACTTCCCTCCACTAGGTGATTATGCAGAGTATCGTGAACCATTTTTAGGTGGCGGTTCTGTTGCATTGTATGTTGCACAACAGTATCCTCATATCAGTATCTGGGTAAATGACTTGTATGAACCATTATATACATTTTGGAAACAGTTACAAATCTCTGGTCAAAAACTAACCAATGAACTCATCCAACTCAAATCAAGATACCCCGACAGAGAATCAGCAAGAGGACTCTTCCTCGAATCAAGACAATATCTCGACCTACCCCTCGCTAGTAGTGAACCCTTTCATCGTGCCTGTAGTTTTTATGTTGTTAACAAGTGCTCTTTTTCTGGTCTCACTGAGTCCTCATCCTTTTCTGCCCAGGCGTCCGACCAAAACTTTTCAATGCGAGGAATCGAAAAACTCCCCGACTATTCCCGACTCATTCAAAGATGGCATATCACTAACTTGTCGTATGAGAAATTGATGAGTGATGATCAGGCAGTATTCCTATATCTAGATCCTCCATACTCCATCAAAGATAATTTGTATGGAAAGAAGGGTACAATGCATAGTACATTCTCTCATGAAACATTTCATAAGACTTGTTCAAGGATGTCTTCTGATCAAATGATCTCATACAACTCTGACAATCTAATCAAAGAAAGATTTAAGGGTTGGAATGCACAAGAGTATGATCATACATATACTATGAGATCTGTTGGTGATTATATGAAAGACCAACAAGAACGTAAAGAACTACTTCTTCTAAATTATGAAATATGATGATAGGTATCCTCTCAAGGATTATCTAAACTCTATCAATCTCAACAAAGAGAACTTGATGGACAGTGAAGACCCTGCATGGGAAAAGAACTATCCTGCATTTGTAATCAACAAATGTATGTCACATCACATGGATACAGTTCTGTATGCGAATGAGATGAATATGTGTTCTCATCTACCAAACCGTTTGCAATATGATTTCTTTATAAATATCGTGAGACCCCGTAAGAGATTTTCTCCTTGGGGTAAGAAGGATAAGGTGAATGATCTTGAAGTTGTCAAGGAATACTATGGTTATAGTAATGAAAAGGCAAAACAAGCATTGAGAATCCTATCTCCTACACATCTAGATTACATTAAAGACAAACTGAACAAAGGGGGTAAGAAAAGATGAGTGAAGTTAATGAAGTCCAGTGGACTAAAGATGATATGATTGAGGTGACTCTCAAGGAACCAGATGATTTCTTGAAGGTTCGCGAAACACTCACTCGTATTGGAGTTGCCTCTCGTAAAGAAAAGAAACTCTATCAGTCTTGTCACATCCTACACAAAAAGGGACAATACTACATTGTACATTTTAAAGAACTATTCGCACTAGATGGTAAGAAAGCAAACTTATCAGATAATGATGTACAAAGAAGGAACAGAATTATTAAACTATTATCTGATTGGGGTCTAGTAGAGATCGTAAAAGATGATACAATTAAAGGTGTGGCACCACTAAGTCAGATTAAAGTTATTGCGTATAAAGAGAAAGGAGATTGGACTCTGGAATCTAAATACAATATTGGTAAAAAACGCATCACCGAATGAGCGACTTTAATTATCATGTCCAGTGGTTCAAATCACCTGGATACCTACTAGCAGAGGTTCCCTCTCCAGTAGTTGAAGAACTAAAGCAAAGCATCAACACGCTCTCTAAGACCCCTGAGACGGACGCTAGGGACACTCTGAGGGGTCATCTAGAAGAAGAGTGGCATCTACCTCTAACAAAGGAGGTATGTGCCTTTACTAGGTGCCTTGGTTTTGAGTATATCAAGCAGTTTGGTATTCAACCTGCCATGGGTATTGCAGAGAGAATGCGAGATATCGAGCATAGTGATTTTAAACTACAAAGACTTTGGGTAAACTTCCAAAGTAAATATGACTTCAACCCTCTGCATATACACAGTGGGTTGTTTTCGTTTGTAATCTGGGTACAAGTCCCATATGATTTACAAAAAGAACGAGAGAGATATAAAACAAATGGAGATGAAACAGCAGCATTCATGTTCCAATACAATACAGCACTAGGTGGACTAGACACAGAGTATCTACACATAGACAAATCCTTTGAATGGAAGATAGCATTCTTCCCCGCAAGACTTAATCACGGTGTCAATCCTTTCTATACATCAGATGAACATCGTATATCTATTTCTGGAAATTTATATTGTATAGATAGTGTGTGAGTTTTTGTATTATAAATGGTAGATAAAAAACCAGACGACAAAGAAAAAGGTCTTCTAGGAAAACTAAAAGAACATGCTGAGGACAAGGAAGAGCAACTAGCAATTCTCTCTACATTTGTGAGATTGGCGGTGCTTCTTTGGTCCGCAGGGATCTTGACGTTAGCATATGTTAAGTTGCCTGAAGCATTAAAAATACCTGAACAGAAACTGGATCCGACTTTCATAGCCAGCGTTTTTACAGGGACGTTAGCTACTTTTGGCGTCCAGGCAGCAGGTAAGAAAAAGAATGGTGCTAATGGTGGTAATGAACCTGCTCCTATATCTAAAAAGGACATGGAGTTTCTTATTCAGAAAGCATCTGAAACTGCCCCTGCACAAACCATAAGGATCGAATCTGGTCCTGTTAAAATCGTTCCTGACACTAAGTAACTATCATGCAAAAAATTATTAATGTACTCGCTCTTTCGTCTTTCGTTGTATCTCTTTCCGTTGTTGGCGGTGGTGTGTATCTATATGTACAAAAGGATGCCATTATAGAGAACATCAAAGAGAAAGCACTAGGATCACTTACAGGTAATATCACTGACGCACTTCCAGATATTACTGCAGGTCAAATGCCTAAGGTCACAGGTGCAGCAATTCCTGCTTTACCAATTACACCAGGTCTAGGACTATGAATAAGTGGGTAGGAATTAGTTTAGGTACCATTGTTGGTATTTCACATATTGGTATGATCGGTATGATCGCCACCAATAATAAAATGAAACTACCCGCACTAAATGTACCAGTAGGACCTTATACTTCTTATACTGCAGTAGCAGATGAGGATGGATATAAGATTAACTATACTGCAAACGATCCTAAGACAATGTTCATCACTAAGGATGTTGTAAGACCGTCTGGATTTCTGGGATTTGGGAGAACCAAGACTCAAGTTACTGAAGAGTACGTCATGGACGGATCAACTAATCAAGGTGGACCTGTATCCAACCCTCGCTCATGGCAGGATGGGAGTGCAGGTGGGAGGCAAGGGATCTCAAAAAAGTCTGTCGCGTGCATCGAGGCGGTCGGTGGTGGAAAGCAAACGGGGCGACTTGTTGGGACTAGTATTGGTGCTGCTGCTGCTCCTGCTGTTTCCTCTATCCCCTTTGTTGGTTGGATTGCTGCAGGTTGGATTGCGATGTTCGGTGGAGAACAAGGAGCAGAACTAGGTGGCAATATGGTGAATGATCTTAATGCTAACTGTGAGGTAGACGATGGAAATACCACAGATTCAGATAAAGAATCTTGATATTAGAAGTATCAATATCCCTAGAACGTTTATACAGGATTTGCCTGAGTGGTTGACTTCTAGTCCACCTCAGGCAATTCCTATATATCCTCCTGTCACACAACAAATTGGTGTGCCTGTTATTGACATGCCTGGGTGTGTTGAGGCACATGAAGGTAGTGATAAAAACGATAATCTTGTTGGTGATGATCCCAAAGGATCAAAGATCTTTTGTGACGCAGGTATGCCTTCGTTCAATCCTATAGACTACTCACCAGAAAGTTTGAAGTATGAATATGTTGCACCAGTTCCTCCAGTAGAATCCCCACCAGACGAAGTAACACCAGAGACTGAAGTACCCCCAGTTAAAACTCCAAAAGAAACAGAGTGTCCTGCACCTAATCAACCTAGAGTTGGTGACCTAACTGCAAGTGGAGATGAAAGAGTTATTGGTCACGAACTAAGTGAAGATGGAAAAACCTGTGTAGTATTATATGAAGACACATCTCCAGTCCAAAAGTATCTGCCTACTGCAAATCAAGTCAGCACTACAGCATCTATCGCAGTAGTTGCAACCGCTGCTGCTGCAGCAACTCCATTATTATTGAAGGTTGTTAAACCTATTGTTAAACAAATAATTAAAAGGATTCAAAAGTTCTTAGGTAAAGAACCTCCTGCACCTAGTAGATTAGAGATAAAAGCAAATGCTATTAGGGCAAAGAGAGGTTTACCTCCCCTAAAGGTGAAGCGTCCAAAGAAACCTCGTTAGGTATAATCTCGTGTATATGTGGAGGAATTACATTAACATTCTGCACAACAACGTCAGCACATACACTATAGTATGGACTCTTGGGGTGGAATGATATACCCTCTTTCATTAAATTACCGCAATTTTTGAGTCTCGCGATCTCAAAGTCTAGGCGTTTATTGGCAGTCAGTTGCTTTTGTAATGCTATCTGAGTATCAACTGCTTCTTTACATTGATCTTGTAGTTTCTTATCTAGTGGTCTAGACCATGTAGCAGATATACCTACGCTTAAGTTATAGTTATCTTTTTGTCCTGTTCTTGTTGGAACATGATATAAAATCGCACCAGGATTGTCTGGTGCACCGTCTTCATTCAAATCTCTCATGTCATACACTGGTGAATCCCACCAGTCTTCATATGGTTTCTGTGCTGATGCACTACCAGTGACATAGGGTGTTACGTTCATAGTACTACCCTGACACTGTATACCACCCCCATAAGTGTTAGTTATGTAAGGACCTTGTAAAACTTGTATTGCCTGATTGGTGACTGAGCCCGAACTATTGGCAACGGGAGCAGCAGTCGCACTTACTCCCCCTACAGTTTCCGCAACCGCATGTGGAGCACTGGTGAATTGTGATAGACATAAGATTACTGGGAGAAAATACTTGTTGTGTCGGTTACGCTTGTAACCTCGGTTACCCTCTGGATTACCGTATGATTGCTGAGACCTGGGGATTGATACGTCTCGGTGAACTGAAACGCTGCCCCTGGTGTTGTCTGTGTGAACGTTGGTTTCGTTCCTATTCCTGTCCATGTCGAAGTCACTCCTTCAATAGTCACGTTTGCTTTCTCCGTAGTGGGAGATAAATTACCATTTGCTGTGATCCCTGACCCAGTTACTGAAAATTGATACCCAGTATTGTAATCCATACTGTTTATCGTTTCTGTCACTTTTGAGGTCGTTTCTGTGTGGGACGTCATCGAGCCCTGTTGGAAGTTTGGGACCACGGGGACCGCCTTCACAGGTGCAGTGATGGCAATAGCAATAACCGCACCTAGGGCATATGTCTTCTTCGTTAGTATATATGAAAGGTTCGCCAAGGTCTTCCTCCTTCATTAGTCAAAAACTGAGATCTCACTAACAAACTGACCAGTAGTTGTAGTACCTGATAGACCTGTACCTGTTAGAGTAACAGCATGTCCATTGGTAACTGTACCTGGTGCATTTGCAGACCCTGATGCAGTACCACCTGCGTAGTGGGTTTGACTACCGAATAATGCTTCATCGGAACCTGATCCTGCAGCATCACCTTGAGTGAATGACTGACTGAATGAGAATGATCCCGATCCAGTTTGTGTTCCTGTAATTGCTCCGATGCTTCCTACACCTGTAGATGAACTATAAGTGTTGACACCAATGCCACCAGACACAGCACTACCTCCATCAGGAGTATGTGTCGTAGTTACATTCGTACCAGAAATAGAATATGAGTTGCCTACTCTATTGTAAGAATTGTAACCCGCATCTACGGTGTGTTGTAAACTCGACTGATGTTTCGTAACGATTCCACCTGCATGTGCAGGAATACCTGCCATGACCAACATAATGAGAGGTAAAAACTTTTTCATTTTTTCTCACATGAGTACTACCACTATATAGGTTTGGTATTCCTTACAAATGAGTTCGGTCTGTACCATTTAGTCTATGACTGACTTATGGTTAAATAGTAGTGTCGCCTTCGGGGACAACAATTTAAACTCGCTTATTAAAGGAGCACTATGACTAATTTACAGAAGTGGACATCTAAGGATGTCAACGCAATTTTTGATGCAGCAAATCGCTACAGTGTAGGATTCGACGATCTATTCTACAGATTACATTCATACGGAGTGGGATCACCAGGTGGAGCATACCCTCCATATAACATCGTCAAAGAATCAAACATCAAGTGGCGTATCGAAATTGCACTAGCAGGATTTGGACCAGAAGATGTAGAGGTATCTACAGAATCAAATGTCCTATTGGTTAAATCAAAGAACCAAGAAGGCAAGGAAGATTCCGAAGAGTATATGCATAGAGGTGTAGCAGCAAGAACATTTGCTAGAGGATTCAATCTTTCAGATGATGTAGAGATTGGAAAGGTTGAGTTTGTTAATGGTTTATTGACTATCGATTTACAAAAGGTTATTCCAGAACACCAAAAACTTAAAGTGTATGAGATTCAATAATCACTGTTGAGTCTATCTTGATGTTCGGCATTGTTTAAACAATATGCATGAACATCTACTTCCATCTTATAGTGTGCGTGAGTGTGTATGACTTGAATCATGCCAAGAGTGCCACAAATTAAAAGATTTAATACGGTGACAGGATGGAAAAGATACTTCATCAAGAGTGTCAAAAGTTATACACTATATACTAGGTCACAAAAGAGACTCTGTAAAGGGTCTCTTTTTTGATTGTTGCAAAAAACGCAGATGGGTGCTATAATCCGTTTGTGTGTTATACTATTTCTAAAGGAACTATGAGCGTAAGAATCGTAAGAACAAAAAACGGTGAGGATATCATCGCTGATCTGTTCGAGGTAACTACTAAAGAAGATCCTGAGAAACCTGTAGCATTTCAACTACGTTATCCTTATAATGTATGGTTGGAAAACCGTGAGGAACCTGAGTTGCTCATGGAAGTTGAGGGTCAAGAAAGTCTCAACAAAAACACCAATCCCAATATTCGATTTGAACCTTGGGCACCCCTATCAAAGGATAGAAGTATCATGATTAAACTTGATGAAGTTGTGAGTGCATACGAAACTTACCCTGAGGTAGAAGAAAAGTACAACAAAATCGTGGAGGCAGAAAGTGGAAGAGGAAATGCTGCAACAGGAGCTTCGTTTGATCCTCCTCAAGGATCGACCCCAGTATCTGTTGGGTCAGATAACTGAACTAGACGAAGAACCTAGCATTCTAATTGAAAAATGCTATGAAGTCCTTGGTGATGAGGAGATCACTCCTTTCCCCAAGTACACAGATCAACGTGACTTGTTCTTGACAAGTGACCAGATCTTTACTATACTGGAACCGAGTTCCAAACTTGTAGAAATCTACAAATCTAAATGAGTTCATTCTATACGAACATTCAACTAGCAGGAGACACAATCCTCTATCGAGGTTATGAAGACGGTGAACCCGTCCAATTTCGTACACAGTTTTCTCCTACTCTGTATGTTTTATCTAAGAATGCAACTGAGGAATACAAGACCCTTGATGGTCGTCCCGTAGCACCGATGCAGTTTCAAACTGCAAGAGAGGCACGAGACTTTATCAAGACCTATAATGAGGTCGAAGGTTTCGAGGTGCATGGTTATGAAAGGTTTGTTTATCAGTACATCCGTCGTGAGTTTCCTAACGATGTAGATTACGATATCAAACAGATGAAAATGTATGCATTGGACATTGAGGTTCAATGCGATAACGGTTTCCCTTCAGTAGAAGAGGCAGCAGAAGAAATGCTGTCTATCACCATCAAAGACATGGTGACAAAGCAATATTACTGTTGGGCAATGCGTGAGTTTGATCCCCCGAAGGGAGTCAAAGCAAAGATTTTCTGGACAGAAAATGAAATGCTTACTGACTTTCTTACATGGTGGGCACAGAATACTCCCGATATCTTGACAGGATGGAATGTCAACCTATATGACGTTCCGTACATTGCTCGTCGTGTAAATAGAATACTAGGTGAAAAGTGGATGAAGTCTTTGTCCCCTTGGAACCGTGCTAACGAACGAGAGGTTTATGTCCAAGGAAGGAAGAACTATGCTTATGACCTTAGTGGGATCAATATCCTTGACTATCTTGATCTTTACCGTAAGTTTACTTATAGTAACCAGGAGTCATATCGACTCGACCATATTGCCTTTGTCGAGTTAGGACAACGGAAAGTCAATCATGATGAGTACGAAAACTTCAAGGACTTCTATACAAAAGATTGGCAGAAGTTCATGGAATACAACATCCAAGACGTTGAGTTGATCGACCGATTGGAAGACAAGATGAAGTTGCTTGAATTGGCAATCACAATGTCCTATGATGCCAAAGCAAACTTTGAAGATGTGTACTCACAAGTTCGCATGTGGGACACAATCATCTACAATTATCTTACAGATAGAAAGGTTGTAGTACCCCCTAAGAAGGGTGCAAAGAAAAACGAAAAGTATGCAGGTGCCTATGTCAAGGAACCGATTCCAGGATGCTATGATTGGGTGGTCTCTTTTGACCTTAACTCTCTTTACCCTCATCTTATCATGCAGTACAATATCTCCCCAGAGACCCTCGTTGAACAAAGACATCCAACGGTTACAGTTGATAAGATCCTTGAAGAGACAGTAAGTTTCGATGAGAAGTATTGCACATGCGCCAATGGTGCTCAGTATCGCAAAGATATCCATGGGTTCCTACCAGAAATCATGCAGAAGATCTACGATGAACGTACCATTTACAAGAAGCGGATGCTACAAGCAAAGCAATCCCTTGAACATGCCACCACACCTGCAGAAACCGTGGCACTACAAAAAGATATATCAAAGTTCAACAACATCCAAATGGCAAGGAAGATCCAACTCAACTCTGCCTATGGAGCAATCGGAAATCAATACTTCCGATACTACAATCTGGCAAATGCTGAGGCGATTACTCTCTCAGGGCAAGTCTCGATTCGTTGGATTGAAAACAAAATGAACAAGTACCTCAACAAGGTACTTAAAACTGATGGAGAAGATTATGTTATTGCCTCTGATACTGATTCTATCTACCTCAATCTGGGTCCTCTGGTTCAAGGTGTATACAAAGGTAGAGAGAAGAATGCTTCGAGCGTTGTCACGTTCCTTAATAAGGTGTGTGAGATGGAACTTGAAAAGTATATTACGAGTTCTTATGAAACGCTCGCCAAGTATGTTAACGCTTACGAACAGAAAATGATCATGAAGCGTGAGAACATTGCTGAAAAGGGTCTATGGACTGCTAAGAAGCGATACATTCTCAACGTGTGGGATAGCGAAGGTGTTCGTTATGAAAAACCCAAACTCAAGATCATGGGACTGGAGGCAGTCAAGTCTTCTACTCCTATGGCATGTCGTGAAGCGATTCGTAAATGCTTCACTGTTATCATGAACGAGACAGAAGAGGAAGCACAGAAGTTTATTGCAGATTTCAAGAAAGAGTTTTCTTCATTACCAGTCGAAGACATCTCATTCCCTAGGGGATGTAATGGGATAAATAAGTGGGCAAACCCGACCACTATATACAGCAAAGGCACACCCATTCATGTAAGAGGTGCCCTGCTGTACAACTTCTACAACAAGAAGAACAAACTGACCCATAAGTATCCTCTGATTCAAGATGGTGAGAAGGTCAAGTTTGTGTATATGAAGACCCCAAACAAGATCAACGAGAATGTGATCAGTTATCTGAACACGTTCCCTAAAGAGTTTGGATTGAACAATCATGTAGACTATGATCTACAATTCTCTAAGTCGTTCCTTGAACCTGTAAAGGTCATCTTAGAAACTATCGGGTGGAAACATGAAAAAGTCGCATCTCTGGAGTTTTTATTTGCATGACAACTAAATATGTGGTATCATATCAGAAGGCATTTGGTATTCCTGATAAGAGGGAACAATCCTTCAACGAAGAATCAGAAGCAAAATGGTTTGAACGTGCCATGAAACGTTCCAACTTTATTACAACTATGACGGAGGTCAAAGAGTGAACTCATTTCTTAAGGATGTTGCAAGTGAAATTGGTAATGAATATGCCAGTCTCGTCTCTGATGGTGTTTCGGCAGGAGATACTAGCGGTTACATTGACACTGGTTCTTATATCTTTAATGCTCTCTGCTCTGGAAGCATCTATGGGGGTGTACCAGGGAATAAGATCACTGCTATCGCAGGTGAGTCAAGCACTGGTAAAACTTTCTTTTGCCTTGGCATTGTTCAACATTTTCTTGAGTCTAATCCAGACGCAGGAGTGATCTACTTTGAATCTGAATCTGCTATCTCTAAGCAGATGATTGAAGACAGGGGCATTGATTCCAGTCGCATGATGATTGTACCTGTAACTACAGTACAAGAGTTTCGATATCAATCTATCAAGATCATTGACAAGTATCTGGCACTTGATGAAAAGAAACCCATGATGTTTGTTCTCGATTCTCTTGGTATGTTATCAACTTCTAAAGAAGTAGAAGATAGTGAAGCAGGTAAAGAGACTCGTGACATGACTCGTGCACAAGTTGTGAAGTCTATCTTCCGAGTTCTAACTCTCAAGTTGGGTAAAGCGAATGTTCCAATGCTAGTTACAAATCATACATATGATGTAGTGGGTGCCTATATTCCTACCAAGGAAATGGGTGGTGGTAGTGGACTTAAATATGCAGCATCGAGTATCATCTATCTCTCGAAGAAGAAAGAGAAAGATGGGAAAGAAGTAGTTGGTAATATCATTAAATGTAAGAATGCTAAATCACGTTTAACAAAGGAGAACAGCACAGTTGAAACACGTCTTTATTACGACCGTGGACTTGACAGGTATTACGGACTACTGGAGTTGGGTGAGAAGCATGGAGTCTTCCAACGCAAGGGGAATCGTGTCGTTATTGGCGAATCTTCCGTTTTTCCTTCTGTTGTTCTTGCCGATCCTGAGAAGTATTTCACCGAAGAGATAATGGAAAAACTAGACGAAGCAGCAGCAAAAGAGTTTCGTTATGGCAACTAATTTAAAAGACTATGTTAGATCGTATGATAACTTGGTTGACTCTGATCTTTGTAAGAGGATACTTGAAGCGTTTGGAAAATCCAACAGCGAGTATATTGATAGAGAGCAGCGACCTTCCTTCACGCAACTAAACCTAACAAACAGACTTAAAGCAAAAGATCCTCTTTGGTCTGACATTCATGTCAAACTAGAGGATTACTTTGTAGATGCAGTATCATTGTATATGGATGAACTGGAGTTAGGTCCAGACTTTCCTGCAAAGTATTGCTTTGAAGAATTACGATTAAAGTATTATCAAAACAATGGACATGATCAGTTTAAAGATCATGTTGATGTACAAGACTACAACAGTGCACGTCGTTTCCTTGTTTGTTTCTTGTATCTAAACGATGTCGGAAGGGGTGGTGAAACATACTTTCCAAAATTGGACGTGACAGTTGAACCCAGATGTGGTAGAATACTCCTGTTCCCTCCTACTTGGATGTATAGACATGCGGGATTACCACCTCAGTCCAATAAAAAGTACATCGTTGGCACCTATTTGCACTATCTCTAATGTCACTCGAACTCACGATTTTATCTAATCTCGTTTATAATGAGAAGTACGCTCGTAAGGTTCTTCCTTTCCTTAAGGTAGAATACTTTACTGAAAAACCTCATAAGGTTATCTTTCTGGAAATCCATGAGTATATCAGTCAGTATGATAATCTACCTTCTCTCAATGCTTTGTCTATTGAGTGTCAGGAAAGGAATGATCTATCTGATGAGCAATTCAAATCTGTTCTGGAGATTTTAAATGTCCTTTCCGATGATCCCTCAGACTATGATTGGATCGTTGATACTACGGAAAAGTGGTGTCAAGAGCGTGCGATCTACCTATCTCTTATGGAGAGTGTCAAGATTGCTGACGGTCAAGATTCCGAGAAGGATAAGGGTGCCATTCCTCAAATTCTTTCAGACGCACTAGGTGTATCTTTCGATCAGAATGTTGGTCATGATTACCTAGACAATGCAGGTGATCGTTTTGAATACTATCATCGTAAGGAAGATAAGATTCCTTTTGATCTAGAATTCTTTAACAAGATTACTAAGGGTGGACTGGTAAACAAATCTTTGAATGTAGCATTGGCAGGTACAGGGGTTGGTAAGTCTCTGTTTATGTGTCACGTTGCATCAAGTATGCTTCTACAAGGTAAGAATGTTTTATACATCACTTGTGAGATGGCAGAAGAAAAGATTGCAGAGAGGATTGATGCTAATCTTATGAACATCAATATTCAGAAACTCTCTGAATTACCTCGCATGATGTTTGAAAAGAAGATTCTGCAACTGGGGAAAAAGACACAGGGTAAGTTAATCATTAAAGAATATCCTACTGCTCAAGCACATGTAGGACACTTTAAGTCTTTGATTGCTGACCTTGCTATGAAGAGAAGTATCAAACCTGACATTATCTTTGTAGACTACTTAAATATTTGTGCCTCTCAAAGGTACAAAGGATCCATTGTAAACAGTTACACCTATGTCAAAGCAATCGCTGAAGAACTTAGGGGTCTCGCAGTCGAGTGCAACGTACCAATCGTTACTGCTACTCAGACTACTCGCTCAGGGTTTGGTTCTACTGACGTTGATCTTACCGATACCAGTGAGTCCTTCGGTCTTCCTGCTACTGCTGACCTCATGTTCGCTCTTATTTCTACCGAAGAACTTGAAGGGATGAATCAAATCATGGTCAAGCAGTTGAAGAATAGATACAATGATCCAACACTGAACAAACGTTTTTGTGTTGGTATTGACAGAGCGAAGATGAGACTGTATGATGTAGAGGAGTCAGCACAAACTGACCTTATTGACTCTGGTCAAAATACCCTCGCTGAAAAGGATCTGGTTAAACACTTTACCACCCAAAAGAAACCATTCGATGAACTTAAATATGACTAGTCGCGTTGACTTTCTCAAGTATGCACAGTTTGTAAATGCTGTGACTTCAAAAGAAAGTAAAGACCCAGAAGCGTTTGCAAACAAAGTTGCAGACCTATACTATGAAAACTTTCCATTGGAGAGAATGCTCACTGCTGCACTAGGTCTATGTGCTGAAGCGGGTGAGTTTACAGAAGTGGTGAAAAAGATTACCTTCCAAGGTAAACCAGTTTCTGAAGAAAACATGTTTCATATGAAACGTGAACTTGGTGACATCATGTGGTATTTTATGCAAGCATGTATGGCACTTGATGTATCTCCTGAGGAGATCATTGAAATGAATGTAGACAAACTTAAGTCACGTTATCCTGGCGGTGAGTTTGATGTACATTATTCTGAAAACCGTAAAGAAGGCGACCTATGATTGGCAAACTAGATGCTGATGAAAGAGTTCTATCTGAAAAGGTAGATCTCGGAGAACAACCCATTCAACTTACTCCTAATATGATTAGTGAGATCAACGAGTTGTTGGCACATACAAAGAAAGATGGCACTTACAACTGGTTAACAACCGATGAATATGAAATCTCTTTGGCAGGAACATTTGCTGCTGATAAATTCATTGTAATTCATAACAGGTCTAAGAAACCATGGAAACCATCTGCACCTCATCCTAATTTTGACTACGAAAAAGGTGAATTCAAAAACCTGACAGGAGACAACGCATGATTTTAGAAACTATCCTAGCACTCACGCCAGTTGACTACGATCA